GAACCTTCTTCTCTAACATATACAGTTTCACCTTTATCAGGACTTTCAAATATTGGCATTTACCAGCACCTTGTATAATCTACTAATTCACTTTGGCGACTAACTTCTTTGACAAAATAAACACACAACGGTTTCTCTCCAGTTTCCAATGGAGTACATAATAACTGTCCGGGTTTCATCTTTGGAAAATACCATTTAACATCTTGGTAAACATCGATAATATCAACTTCGTGAAATTCTGGTCTAAAGCTGGATAATGGATTAAAACAAAATGCTTTGAATCCTCTATCATTCAAACTAGTAATGGGCAATACTTCCATATCGGGACCTTCGGGATCACCAACTAAGCAACACCAATCTAATGGCATTGTAATCTTATTTTTTCCAATTTTTAATACTACAGCCGGACCTGTAAAACTTTCTAAAAATATCAGTGGAATGTAAAAATAATCAGGGTTTTGATTATCGCTATTATCTAGTACAGCAAATCTGACATCTTCCTCAATTTCGTCTGGTAGGTCGTTAAGATATAAAATCTTGTTATCTAATGTTAATATTTGCATTATTTGTATGTTACTTTTTCTATTGTAAACGGATATTGAGCTTCTTTATAAAAACGCTTTCTTTCCGTTAGGTGTTTTTTTGCATATTTTGATGCTGCGGTAAGGTCCCATATTTGGACAAAGTCTTTATCCTCTGCTTTTCTAATGCCTCGTCCAATGCTTTGTATAACCCTAGTAAAGCTCTTTCCGGGCTCAAGAAGAACCAGATTAAAAATCCTAGGAATATTAAGGCCAACAGCGGCCACACCGTAAGTCGCCACAATAACCTTATTAGTACTTGTTTTAATTTCGTCATATTCTGCTTTTCTATCTTTAGTTTTAACTTCACCTGAGATAAACGCAACTTCTGGTTTATCTGATAATAAACTGAACAGGCTACTTAAATTAACCTGTAGAAATTTTCCTGATTCTATTCGATCAACTAGAACTAATGTATTTCCACCCTTGGAAATCTTTTCAATTATTTTTGAAATATATTCCATTCTTGTTGTATCTGTTACAAGATATTTTAGTTCTTCCGGATAGCTGTTAAATTCTTTCCATTCTGCTGTTTGTATAATGTTAACATGACATTGACTTAGAATTCCTTTTTCTTGGAGGTCGTGTGCAGTAACTCTATGTATAACATCACCTAAGCTGGCTCGCAATGATTGGTACTCAAAATCCTGTTTTGGAACAGTTCCTGTTAATCCCCAACGTATAGGTGCATTGGCTAAATTTTGTGTCAATAATTTCTTTAAAACTTCAGCTTTAGCCATATGGACTTCGTCAACAATAACTGTTTTAACGCCGTCTAAAAATTCTGCCAATGACAATAAACTGTCATCATTTTGTGATTTTTTGTCTAAAATATTCAAACTTTGCCATGTACATATGGTGTGTGTTTTGTTAAGATCTTTTCTGTCACCATAGTAAACACCCACGTCTAATTGACAATTAATAAAGTCTTCTTCGGTTTGTTCCACTAAACTTTTGTTAGGAACAATGGTTATTGTTCGACCATATTTTTCACAAATTTTGCTCAAAGTTGCAGTCATAATTGTCTTACCTGCGCCGGTGGCAACTTCCTGTAAACACTGAGGATTTTTTAAGAAATTATTTACAACCTCTACTTGATCATCTCTAAGTCTAATTGGAACACCTTCAAATCTATGTCCTTTAGGCCATGTTTGATCACCCCAAAAATCCTCAGAAATTTCGGAAAATTCCAGTGGTGGATTATTACGTTCGTCAACAAAATCAAAGTGATATTTTTTATTCTCAAGTTCCGCAAGTACCTGACCAAGCATGGACAAATAGGTTGTTCCTCCGAGACCAAAAAATGGTATAGCACCGTCCCAACGACCTAATTTGAAGCTGGGTCTGAAGCGAGCAGTTGGATCTTCGTACTTAAATTTCTTAACTAGATATTTTCTAGTATCGAGGTCAAGTCCTTCGATCTTAACATTAACTTCGTCGCGAATAATTATTTTACATGCCGGCAAAGTCAGATTCCTTCAATGCATAATTTAGCACAAAATGGTGATTTTTCAGGTAATTTGACAGAGTATAATGTACTCCTAAAATTCCAAAACTTAAAATACAAGAAAAATTAACATCAGCTTCAATCAATGGTTTTGGAACTTTTCCACTGATAAAAACAATTTTTGTATTTTTTGACACTGGTCCATTTAACTTATTTTCTTTCACATAATTATTGAATTCATTGCCATTTTCGTTGCTAAGTCTAAACAGTGTAGACATTTCATTTGCCGGTATTCCGTTTTGTTCTAACATCGAGTGGCAAAGTTTTATTTGTTTAAGTTCCGAGCCTCCGGAAATTATAACTAACCAAGGCAATGAAAAATTAACAATACTAAAAATCTGTTTTAGTGACAATTTATCAGATTTTAGTGAATTTGTCAAAAATCCATGTAATGCAGAGTCTAGCTTTAATTCATTAATTAAATTATCAACATGATCACACCATGTTGTGATTCCGTACTTCTTACCAGTTGCTACTACAGAAACCACGTCCTCATCATCTGCAGGTTGTACCACAGAATTTGGTACATTTTTGTAAAAAAACTTATTATTTTCAAATGTAATCATAGGAATATGATCTTCAAGAGAATTTTTAATTTCTTCTATTTGTTCGGAAATATTTGTAAATTTATCATCAATTACGAATGAGCTATCTGCAAAATGATTACTAATCCAATCAACATGTTCTTCAACAAAATCAAAATCCCACGATCTAGATTCAGTGTTCCAACTAATAGTATTGGATCTTGATGAATTTCTTTTATAAGTTTTTATTTTATCAACCAGTTGATTATCAAATGGAAAAGATACTGAAATTATTTTCTTATTAATGTCGCTATGTTTTTTAACTGTAATAGTTTTTAAAAAATCTATCACTCTAAAAGGAAATTTAAATCGTTGATCTGCTAAAATAGGATTAACATCCATTTTTAGATCAGTATTCAATTGATTAACATATTTTTTTACTATTCGAACAGCAAGGGTTCCTTGTTTTTCTGTAAACCCTTTTCCTTGTAGTATCTGTAAGGAGAGACTATGTACAATAGGTTTGTCGAATCGAGACAATGCCAATTCGGGATTGAATAGATAAACGCCATCACTGGCTAACCTGTTAATAAGATCTTCAATATACATAGTAATAATATTATACACTAAAAGTAAGAAAGATTCAACCCCTGAATCTTTCTTATAGTGTTGCATCTTCTAAACCAGCTGCTCTTAGTTTTATAATGTTGCTTAATTGCCACTGTTTGATATCTAAACCTTTAACAATACCAAGCCATTGATTTCTTAATAATGAAAATTCATTAATGATTTTTTCCATATCAACTACATCTGCTTCACCGTCAACATATTTGTCCACATCTCGACTACTCAATGCACGTTGATAATTTTCTAAATATTTCTTAAAAGTTTTTGAACGCAATCGACGTAGTTCGATGTTTAGATATTCTAAAATACCTTCAATTTCTTGTAGTTGATTAAATCGATGTTCAACAATGCCAGGAAGGGCAGAACTTGATTTTTCTATGTTTCCATAGATTTTTACTTCTGCCCTTGCCTGAACTAACTCGTTATAAAAATGATCAATACATGCTGGAAGATAAGCAATATCCTTGCTTACTTTGCTGTACCAATTCATGATCAGTCCTCGTCTTCGTTATAGTCTAAATCTTCATCAATTTCATTTTCTTCATTAAATTCGTCTAATACATTCTTAATTGCAAGATCAAGATGTGGATCAAATCCCATCCAACCTTCTAAATCAGCTACTTCGACGTCTTTGCCTACTAGAAAATCAACGTATTGATTTGCAGCCATTTCTTTGTTTTTTTCTGGAATATATTCTCGAAAGGTATCCCAAATTTCCATAATTAAAGTTTCGTCCATTATGTCTCCTCTGTTTCCACTGCCTCTACTACGGGCATACTAGTTTCATCCCATTCGGCCATAACTACAGTTAATCCGTCCTTGTCATTACTATTCCATGCTTTGCGGAATTGCTTGATAATTTCACCATCTTTAGTTGTATAAACAAGACTGTTGCCTTCTTTCTTCAACTTACCCTTGGCTTCAAACAAATCAACTAAACCACTAAATGGACTCATACCTGTTGAGTATGGAATCTCAACTTGTACTGATTCAAAGGGTTTAGAGTAGCGTGTT